GTTCAGCATGGTCTGGTGGACCCTGCCCCGGTTGAAGCAGGCCCACCAGACCATGCTGAACAACCTGGCGAAGCGCAAGATCGCGGACCCGTGGATGCTCGAAGTGACGACAGCGCCGGAACCTGGCACTGGTTCGGTGGCTGAGGCCACGATGGACTACGCCAAGGCTGTTGAGGACGGCAACCTGACCGATACCAGCTTGTTCTTCTTCCATCGGCAGGCGTCTGACGAGCACGACTTGACGACGCGAGAAGGCGCTCGAGCGGCCGTGATCGAGGCGTCAGGTCCGGCGGCGGCATGGCGAGACATCGACGCGATCGTGGGCATCTGGGCCGACCCGAGCACGGACAGGGCGTTCTGGGAGCGCGTCTGGTGCAATCGGCTCGTCCAGAGTTCATCGCAAGCGTTCGATGTGGAACGGTGGAAGGCGCTGGCGCGGAAGGAAATCACGATCGCGCCGGAGTCCACGATTGTGATCGGGTTCGACGGCGGGCAGTTCCACGATTCCACCGGCATCGTCGCCACGGATGTTAAGACCGGCCATCAGTGGGTGGCTGGTGTGTGGGAATGCCCGTTGACGCCGGCACTTGCGGACAAGTGGCAAGTGCCTGTGCGCGAAGTGGATGCGGTGATGCGCGACCTCTTCGAGCGGTTCAACGTGTGGAAGCTCTACGCCGATCCGCCGTACTGGCAGTCGTGGATCGCGACGTGGAAAGACGCATTCGGTGAGGACCGCGTGGAGGAGTGGTTGACGAACCGCCGCCGGCCGATGTCGGCCGCGCTCGAGGGTTTCGCCACGGCCATGCGAGACGGGACGCTCCGGCACAGCGGCGATCCGCGGTACGCGAAGCACATCGGCAACGCGCGGCGGGAAGACTTGCCGTGGCGGGATGAGCAAGGCAAAGCGGTGTGGCTCGTTCGCAAAGAGCGGCCGGACTCCCCACACAAGATCGACCTGGCGGTGGCTGGTGTCTTGAGCTGGACGGCGCGCACGGATGCGGTGGCGGCCGGCATGTCTGGGTCATCCGTCTACGAGCAGCCGCGGCAGGTGTGGTTCTGATGCACATGGCGGCCTTTCAATACGTCGCTGGTGCCGTCTCGCGGACGCCGCTCCCTGATGGGCCGGTGCTGGAAATCGGCGCGCGGAACGTCAATGGCTCGGTGCGCGGGCTGTTTGGCGGCCGGCGCTACATCGGATCCGACATCGCGCCCGGCGATGACGTGGAAATCGTGGCGTCAGGTGCCGTCATCGCCTTGCCGGCGCCTGTGGCCGTCGTGGTGACGACGGAAACGCTGGAGCACGCATCCGAGGCCGAGGCCATCTGCCGCAACGCGCATCAACTCCTGCAACCTGGAGGCGTGTTCGTCGTGACGTGCGCGGGTGTGGGACGGACGCCGCATTCGGCGTTTGATGGCGGGCCACTCCGAGACGGGGAGTTCTACGCCAACGTCAGCGCGGAAGATTTGGGGGCGTGGCTGTCGGACTTCGCCAGTGTGTCGATCGAGGAGAACCACGCAGCGGGCGACATTTACGCGACGGCGATCAAGGGAGCGTGACGATGATGGAAGTGTTGATTGGCGCTGGCTTTGGCCTGATTGTCGTGGCGTTCATTGCTCTCAGCGTCCCGTGGGCAATGAGCGTTATCGATCCCGTGGCGGACACGTATCTGCGGTACGTCGATTGGGTCGAGCGGCGCATGGGAAAGCGCCGCGTGGACGTGACGACGTTTGGCGATGCTGCGCGCGAATACGAGACCCGGTGAGCGGCATGAAGGTGGAGGGCGTGGCGATTACTGAACGCGGGCCGAGGCCGGTGCGAGTAAGCGCATCAGGGCCGGCTGGTGTTTCGGTGAGAGCACAGCCGACCTGTGAATCATGCCAGTGGGCGCATCGCATCAATGACGACCCGCACGGGCCGTCAGCGATTGAGTGCCGACGATATCCACCAGTGCCGCTGTCCGAGTCAGTCTCCGTCTACGTAAACGGGGTGTACTCGCGCGAGGTGGCTCGAATATGGGCGACTGTCGTTCCCGGTGACTATTGCGGCGAGTGGACACTGAGAGGATGAGAGTGCATCTGGTGCATCCAGGCGTCAACTGGAGCCTCAGCGACGTCTATGACGGCTTGAGAGACGGCCTGATCGCCAACGGCGTCACTGTCGTCCCAGACATGGCGGATGCGGATTGCACCATCGTGGTCAACGGCAACCTGCACGAACCGGCCACCATCCGGCAGTGGCGATCGATCGCTCCTGTCGCGGTGCTCTGCACGGAGTCGCCGTACGACTTTGACCAAGAAGTGGAACGGATCGCCGCGGCGGATGCGGGATGGACGCACGAACGCCTGAGCGTGGAACCGTTACGGGTCGTGAATCCGAAGGTGAACTATCTGCGGCACGCCTGGCACCCGGATCGGCATGGGATCGCCCCTGCTGATGCCTCGGTGCGCGCCCATGACGTGGTGTTCGTCGGGACCGGCTTTGGCGAGCGTGTCGAGTGGTTCAACCGGATCGACTGGTCAGGCATCGACCTCGGCCTCTATGGGTTGTGGGACGGCACCGGGTTAGACGAGCACGTCGAACGGTGCGTCGTGCAGGAAGTCACGAAGAACGCGCAGACCGTGGCCCTGTATCGGCGCGCAACGATGGGCCTGAACCTGTATCGACGCAAGGGCGGAGTGAAGGGCGGGCCACGCCGGGAGATGCCGGCGGACTCGCTCAATCCTCGTGCGTATGAATTGGCTGCATGTGGAGTGTTTCACTGCACGACACCGCGCGCGGAGGTGGACGACGTGTTTGGCGACCTCATGCCGCGGATCGGTGGCAGGGTCGAGACGGCGAAGGCGGACGAGGGGATTATCCGGGAGTGGTTGCGACCCGAGCAGGCAGCGGAACGGGCACGCTGCGCGGCAGCTTCACGGGCGTGTGTCGCGAATGATTCATGGCACGACAGGGCCGCGACAGTGATCGCGGATCTGCACGCATGGGAGTTGGTGGGCGTAGATGTCCAAGTATGAACTGATCCGGCCGGAGCGGGCCTCGATTCTCGATCGCATCAAGCGGTCGATCTGGCTCGGCCCGTATAACACCAAAGACAAGAAGCTGGCGGAGATGTTCTCCAACGCGGAGAACAGTACGGGCCTGTCCGTGAGCGAATGGACGGCCCTGAACTATTCGGCCGTCTGGTCTGCGGTGTCGATGATTTCCGGCGACGTCGCCAGTTTACCGCTGGTGCTCTACAAGCGCGACGGGCGGAAGAAGGAACGCTACAGCAGCCACCCGATGTATCGGCTGTTGCACGACTCGCCCAACCCCGAGATGTCCTCGGTCACGTTCCGGCGCACCGTGACGGCGCACGCGCTGACGTGGGGCAACGGCTACGCGGAGATCGAACTCGATAACGCAGGGCGACCGCGCTACATCTGGCCGATCACGCCAGACCGTGTGGAGGTGAAGCGAGACGACTCCGGCCGCCTGTTCTATCGCGTCCACAACGAGAACAGCCCGGATGTGAACTTGCCGCCGGCTCGCATGTTCCACCTCCCAGGCCTCGGCTTTGACGGGACGCAGGGCTATTCCGTCATCGGCAAGGCGCGGGAATCCATTGGCCTCGGTGTCGCGGCGGAGCGGTTCGGCGGGACGTTCTTTGGTAACGGCTCCACCTTCGGCGGGGTATTCGAGCATCCAACGAAGTTCAGCGACCTGGCACGCAAGAACTTCCGCGAATCGATCAACGCACAGCACAAGGGTGTCGATCGCGCGCATAAGTTCCTCGTCGTTGAGGAGGGGATGAAGTATGTCAAGACCGGCATACCGCCGAACGACGCGCAGTTCCTCGAAACCCGCGAGTTTCAGATCACGGAAATTGCGCGGTGGTTCAACATCCCGCCGCACAAGATCGCGGACCTGAAGCGGGCCACGTTCAGCAACATCGAACAGCAGAACATCGAATACTTCCAGACCACGCTGGTGCATTGGCTCGAGACGTGGGAACAAGAGCTGATGCTCAAGTTGATTTCGCCCTTGGAGCGGAATCAGCAATTCATCGAGCACGTTACAGACGGGATTCTCCGCGGTGATTCAGCGGGGCGCGCGGCGCTGCAAACGGCGGAGTTCAACATCGCGGGGATTACGCCAAACGAAGTGCGGGAGCTGGCGAACCGCAACCCGATCGAGGGCGGGGATCGCGCGTTTGTCAACCTCGCGCAGATTCCGCTGGACTTCGTAGACGAATACTGGCGGGCGCAGATCGAGTCCCTGAAGGCCAAGGCGGAGCCGCCGGAGTCGGCACCGTCAGGCGGCGGAGACGGCGAGCGGATGGCGCCGCTCATCGCCAAGGTTGAAGAACTCACCGCGAAGGTGGCCGAGGCTGAAGGCCGAATGCGGACGGCGGAAACGCTGGCCGAGGATCGCGCACAGGCACGGGAAGAAGCCGAGCGGCTGAAGGACGATGCGCGAGCCGAGCTCGCACAGGCGCTCGAGCATCTGGACGGCGCGCGGACGGCGTTAGCGGCCGAACAGGCAGAACGAGCACGCGAACTGGCGCAGCATGAGGCCGAACGGGACGGGCTAAACGGATCGCTGGCCGCTTCGACGTCGGCGCTTGCCGCGATGCAGGAATTGGCGGAGGCGCGCGATGCCGAAATCGCAACACTCAACGAACAGCGTGACGCCATCCTAGCGGAGAAGGCCAAGGCTGACGAACTCGCAGAGTTCACGCATGCGGCATACCGCACGGAAAAGGAGCAGCACGACGCCACGCTCGCAGCCAAGAAGGCCACCGAACAGGAAAGAGACGCCGCGGTCGAGAAAGCATCCGTGGCCGAAACGCAGACCCGCGAAGCCACGCAAGCCCGCGACGAAGCCCGAGACGCGCTCTACGCCGAACAAGCCGCGCACGCGCGCACCCAACAGGAACGTGACGAGCAAGTCGCCGCACGCGAGCAGGCACAGGCTGAACTGACGCAGACCCGCGAGAACCACGCGCAGCGTGTCAACGGCCTATTGGTGGCCCATCGGGCGCTTATCGTGGACGTGATGCAGCGCATGGTGGCGCGTGAAATCGACCGTGCCAAGCGCCACCAGACCACACCGCAGAAGTTCCGCGCCTGGATCGATAGCTTCTACCAGACGCACGCGGACGCCGTCTCAGAAGCGTTGTTGCCGGCGGTGCGGGTGCATCTGTCGATCCTGTCCAGCCAGTGCGATCCCCACGACATGGCGCGGCAACTGGCCGAGGATCACGTGGCGGAATCCGAAAAGCAGCTCCGCGATCTGCTGTATGTGGAAGATTTCGCGCCGATGCTCGAGCGCACATTGGCGCAGTGGGAAACCTCACGGCCCGAGTCGGTGGCCGATCGCCTGCTCACGAAAGGATTGGCCGATGTCCGCTGACTTGGAACGCCGTTACCTTGGGGAATGCCGCGCCGATACCGTCGATGAGCGGCGGATCCGCGGCACGGCGATTGTGTTCAATTCGCTGTCGGTGAACCTGGGCGGCTTCCGGGAAATCATCAAGCCGGAGGCCGTCGATCGCACCTTCAGCGAAGGGTTAGACGTGCGGGCGCTGGCGGATCACGATCCAGCCAAGGTGCTCGGACGAACACGATCGGGCACGCTGCAACTCCGAAAGGACAAAAGCGGCCTGCAAGTCGTGATCGAGCCGGACCCGGAGATTTCCTACGCGAAGGACATCATGCGCGCGGTGTCACGCGGCGACATTTCCGGGATGTCCTTTGGTTTCCGCGTGCTCGAGGACGAGTGGCGGGAAGATCCCGAGACCGGGGCGCCGATCCGGGACGTGCTGGACATGCGGATCAGCGAAGTCTCGATCGTCAGCTTTCCGGCGTATGAGGCCACGTCGGTGCAAGTCTCACAGCGGTCGCTGAATGCGCTGAAAGAGTTTCAGCTTTCGACGGCCGCGCACAAGGCCAACACCTTGCGGCGACTACGGTTGGCAATCTAAAGGGCTTGACATCGGCAATAACTTTGTCATAGACTAGCGACACTCACGACATAGGACCGTTTGTAGGCGCGCGGGTGGCCCGCCGCGCAGCAGACGGACAAACAAGCACAGCCCTCCGGTGGCCGGAGCGCAGCTTCAGCACAAGCGAATTAACCAATTCGCCTGTGAAGCCGCGCCCTAGGCTTTCCAGCCTCCCAACAATCAGCGCAACGGCCTTCCAGGCGACACAGGAAGGAACCGGAGCGATGATTCACGATCTCCTCACGAAGAAGAAGGCGCTGGTGGACGAAGCCCGCGCCATTCAGACCCGTGTGTACACCGAGCAGAACGGCGAGTGGCGCGGCGACGACGACGCCAAGTTCACTGCACTGACCGACCAGGCCGAGAAGATCCAGCAGGAAGTCGAGAAGCTGGCCCGCCTCGACGCCGCGGAGCGCAGCCTCGAAAATAGCGGCGAGTCCGCCGGCCGCCGCAGCGAGCCGAACCGCCCGCACGCGCCCGCCTACCAGGGCCAGGTGACGGAGCGTGATCGCGCGGAAGCCCTCCGCGCGTGGATGCTCGGCGGATCGATCGAAGGCGTGTCCGACGCGCAGCGCGAGACGGCCCGCCGCTGCGGCATCGACGTCGCCTCCAAGAAGCTCACGCTGTCGATGTTCGCCCCGACGCAGCTCCGCGCGTCCAACCTCCGCTCGGCCTCACCCGACGACATCGCGCAGTGGCAGAACGAAAACCGCGCGGCCCTGACCGGCGCGCAGTCCACCACGACCACAGGCGGCTACGTGGTTGCCGACGAAGCCATGCGGGCGCTCGAGGTGTCCATGCTGGCCTTCGGTGGAATGCGTCAGGTGTCAACGGTGATCCGCACGGCGACGGGTGGACCGCTGCCGATTCCTACCACGAACGACACCGCGCAGAAGGGCCGGCTGCTCTCGGAAAACACCGCGGCGACCGAGACGGAAATGACCTTTGGTCAGCTCGTGCTCGACGCCTACAAGTACAGCTCGGACTACGTGCTGGCGTCGGTGGAGTTCCTGCAGGATTCCTCGATCAACGCGGCGGCCTTCCTCGGCTCGGCGCTCGGCACCCGCATTGCGCGGCTGCAGAATGACCACTTCACCACGGGCACCGGCTCGTCACAGCCCAACGGCATCGTGACGGCGGCGGGCAACTCCTCGGTGACGTTCGCCGGCACGGCGACGGTCAGCTACGACAACGTGGTGGATCTGATCCACTCGGTTGATCCGGCCTACCGCAACAACGCGCGATTCATGTTCCACGATGGCGCGTTGAAGATGCTGAAGAAGGTCAAGGTGATGCAGTACTCCGGTGACACCACGGGCGTGCCGCTCTGGCAGCCGTCGCTGGTGGCGGGACAGCCGGACCTGATTCACGGCTACCCCTACATCGTCAATCAGTCGATGACCACCCCGGCCACGGGCGTCAAGTCGATCCTGTTTGGCGATTTCTCCAAGTACATCATCCGCGACGTGCGTGACGTCGTGCTGATGCGCCTGGACGAGCGGTTCGCAGAGCAGCACTCGGTGGCCTTCCTCGCGTTTGCGCGGTCGGACGGCGATCTGCTCGACGCGGGCACCGATCCGGTCAAGTACGGGACGCAGGCGTAACACCAGAACGCAGGGGAGGGCTGATGGTCAGTCCTCCCCGGTTCGCTTTCATTCATCGAAAGGACAGGTGTTATGGGTGCGTTTGTAGACAACAACAAGTTCGTGATCGCGTCCACGACCACGGCCTGTGCCGCTGGCACCACGGACGTGACATCGGACGCGATCGACACGGCGGGGTACGAGGGCTGCTGTTTTGTCGTGCCGATGGGCACGATTGCGTCAACGGCGGTCACGTCGATCAAGGCGCAGCAGTGCGACACGTCGGGCGGAACGTATGCCGACCTGACGAGCACCGCACAGACCATCGCGGACACCGACGACGACAAGCTCTATTACGTCGATGTGTTCCGTCCCAGAGAACAGTTCCTCAAGCTGGTACTGGACCGCGGGACAGCCAACGCGACGGCCGGAGGCATCATCGCGATCCTCTATAACGGCGACAAGCGGCCGGTGACGCAGGGCACGAACGTGTCTGGCGAATCGTTCAACTGGCCGGCTGAAGGTACCGCGTAAGCGTGACGATCCGGTTCCTCGATCTCGTGGAGTCTGACAGACCGGACTACCCCTACATGCCGGGGCAGGTATTGGACCTGCCCTACGTGTCGAAGTGGGTCCAGGCGGCGCTGTGTGATGGCAGAGCCGAACTGGTGCGAGGCGAGGAGCCGGAGCTTGCGACCGTCAGTGTCGGTGAGCGTGCGATGAGGCCGCGACGGAAAAGTGGTGTGCGGTGAGGGTCGATTGGAAGCGCACGACGGCGCCGACCACGGAACCGCTCACGGTGGCGGAAGCCAAGCGGCATTGCCGCGGCCTGATGGACATCACGGACGAGGATCCGCTCTTTGAACAGTTCATCCCCGGCGCTCGAGAGGCGGCCGAGGAGTTCACGTCGCGCGGGTTCTTTACGCAGACGTGGAAATACGTGCAGGACGACTTCACGAACGAGATGTGGCTGCCACGGGCGGCGCCGATCCAGTCCGTGACGACGGTCAAGTACTACGACGTGGACGGGGTGCTGCAAACGCTCTCGACCGATGTGTATCGCGTCGATGACGTCGCGGAGCCGGCGCGCGTGGTGTTGAAGCCCGATCAGTCGTGGCCGTCTGTGCAAAGTGATCGCGGGCAAGCGGTGGAAATCACCTACGTCTGCGGATGGAGCACGACGGCCGCGATCCCGGCCTCGATCAAGGTGGGGATCGCGCTTATCGCGGGGCACTTGTACGAGAACCGCGGCACGGTGGCCGTGGGGGTTGGGGTGGGCGCGGTGGAGCTGCCGCTGGGTGCGAAGTGGTTTCTGTCGCCGCATTGCGTGGAGTGGCGTGCTCCGGTGTGCCAGTAGATGCCAGCGCCGCGTGGCGGGATTGCCCAATGGCCGACAGCCGGCGAGCGGCACGCGCCAGTACGGATCGAATACGCCACGTTGTCCACGGACACGATGGGCGGACGCAGCGATCCGACGTGGAGCCTGCTGAACGACAAGCCGTGGTTTGTCAAGG